CCAAACGATTTAATGTTTAGAAGCGTTGTAGTCGGCACCGCCGCACCACCCGCCCCTGGATAGACCGGCCCTTGCCCTACCGTCGCCGCCGCCTGCGAGGCGCCGAGGCCGCCGTTGGCAAGTGGGAGGAACTGTTCGTTTCCTAAAATGCCGGAGTTGTTGTAGAGCAGGTATGAACTGATGCCTCCAGTAATTGTGGTTGAACCAATCGTCAGGCCGCTGCCGGCCCCCGGCAATACCAACTGCGCCTGTGCGCTCGTCGCAAGCAGCGCGAACAGCAGTCCCGCGATAATTCTTTTCATGGCACCGCTCACTGATAATCGGCTGAGATAGCACCCGTATCGGTGCCGGTGGTGTAGGTGTAGGGCGTAACGGCGGAGGTCAGCAGGATAGTTATGCCCGCCGAGTAATTCGCCGCCAGCGGGATGCGACTAAGCGAGCAGCCGCGCGCCGTGGTGTCGAAGTAGCAGAAGTCGAGAACAAGCGTGCCGGTCAATGCGCCTGTGCTTGGGGCCGTCGTTGCATTGTAGGCGATGCAATAGCCTGCTGCACCGCCAGTGATAGCCGTGCAATTATATGCGAACAGATTTCCTGGTGAGGCTTTGACGACGAGGGACGTGCCGAGCGCGGACGTTGAAGCGTGGGGAACAGGGTAGGGGGGGATCGGAGCCTGTACACCAGCCAATATCGCCGCCGCACTGGCCTCCGTCACATTGAGCAGCGAGGCGGTGGGTTGGGTGACGACGCCGCCGCCGCCTCCACCACTTCCAGAACTCCCGCAACTAATCGGTGCCGCGCCGTTGTACTGAATCACACGCAGCGTCGAGGTGCTTGATGCAGTAATGGCCGCAACATTAGTTGCCCCGTTGAGCCACACGCCGATGCAATATCCGGCCGGAAGTGGATACGACGACGTAGTCGCCGTCACCGACGAATTGCCGGGGTTGTAGAACACCTCGTTGGCACCGTCGTTGATCAGCAGCGCGGAGCCAAACGGCACCAGCGATCCGGTGAGAGCCACTCGCCCTGTGGTGTTGGTGACTGACAACGACACCGGGGAGGAGGCAACCGAGATTGGTGCCGGGGTTGGCGTGCCGCTCTGCGCCAAGGCAGGAGCCGCCAGGACCGCGAGTAACAACGCAACGGCTATGCTTCTCATCTTCATATCAAGATCCTGTCGAACCTTGCGCGTTGCACCGGATGCCTGCTGTGGCAGCGCCTGCCGTGAACGTGAAGGCAGTGGCTGTAGCCGTTGATACCAGCGGCGTTGGTAGCGATAAAACAACTTTGTCATAGCCCTGCACGACGATGACCGTCGTGGCCGAATCATTGAACGTCACCGTAGTGCCGACCGGGCCAGTGTTGAAGCATTGAATCGATGTCACGTAGATGTTGAGGCCGGCTGCCGGCGCAGCAATAATCGTAGTTGCAGCCGTAGTCGTCGCACTCGCCGAACCGCGCACCATATTTGCAGTGATGCCAATCACATCAACATAAAACGGATTTGTTGACGTGCCGAACGCAACGCCATTTCCGTCGGCCGGCGTCATCTGCGGACAAATCACACCCAAGCAATTAAACGCCTTGATGGTCTGTAACGCGTTGTTGCCGTCGCGAATGACGTAATCCGCCGACGCCGGCATCAGCGATGTCAGCAGCAGGGCCGCGGCGGCCGCCAGAGTTCGCTTGGCCTTGAACATCTTGAATATGCCCTCCATTTCAAGCGCCGTCTTGCAAAGGGATATGGCCGAATTTCCTGCCCTTCCAGAACGCGGACAGTTTTGCTCGAGCTGCTAGAGATAACGACTTCCCAGTCCTGTTGGCGGCGATGCGCTTTCTTACTTCAATGGAGCGAACCTTGCCGCTATTGGCGGCGGATATTTTAGCTCTTGTTTCAGCCGAAACCAGACGACCAATCATTGCCTCTGCGCGCTTTCTACACGTCTCTGGTGATTGTTTTTTGCCTCGCTTCGCCAAGGAGTTTTTGAGTTTTGACTCCGCAGTATGCCGAAACCCAAGTTGACTTCCGGCAACTGGAGAAGCGTTATATTCTGGCTTTAATGAATCAATCGCCAACTGCTCAAACATGAGCAGGTCGCTAGGCCGACAGATAAGCAATTTGGAGAAAACCAGACTTTCAATCCCGTATTTCACGCAGGCGCGCTGGAGAGGCTGATTGTGGTGGTTTCCTTTTCTCAATTCATGTCGGTGTTGACGCCAGCGATTACGGAAATCAACGGCGCTCCCGACGTATCTCGATCCAGACGGTGCAGTTATAGTATAAATTCCTGATTTCACTTTACGATCCATCTTGCAATGCACAAATTACCTTAGTCCATCCCGCCGTCATAGACCACGGTTCAGGCACGAGCGTAACTAGCCAAGTCCAGCCATTTGGTGTGACCACCAAGTCACCGCCCTTGAGCAGTACCCGCACCACACCGTTGATGTCGCCGGTAACGTACATCGCGCGATAGGTCCCTTGAAGATTCAACCCCTCCATCTGCCGCAAATCGCGCGTCGTCATCGCCTGTATCTGCGCCAGCACCGTGAGCGACGTCGTCATCGCCTCCGAGGCCACGGTCTGCGGCTGATTGACCGAATAAGTCCCGATTCCGCCCGGTGTCCCGCCAATCTGGTCCGTAATCGTCGTTCCCGGCAGTAAGGAAGGCCCCGTATCCGCCAGCGCCTGCCCCGCAGCTAGGTAGCCGGAGGCGACCGCCGTCACCGTCAGGGTCGTGCCGGAAACCGAACCAGTGAGGCTCCCAGGGGTTTCGTAGGCCGGCGTCCTGGAGCCGTCCGGATTGGTCACGGTTCCCACGCTGATCCGGACCGTGACCGGAATACTCTGGTTAACCGCGCCTATCACTGGCGAAACGATGGCGTGAAGGTTAAGCCCCATAGAGAATCCATTCTGTGCTTTTTTCCAGAACGGCCTTCCGAGTTCTTTCGCAAGCGTATTTTATCTCTCTAGTCGCCGCACTTTTTTGTTTCGATTCTGGTGACAAATTTCTAAAAGTGGTCGTTCTGCTTCGGTACGCACGCTCTTCTTCGGACATCGGAGGTCGCTTTTTAGCAGCTTCGCGAAGGACTGCACTCATCTTGGCGCGTCCTTCAGGTGTCCTTTTCCAAGCCTGTGCTCGTCCTATTGCATCTCTTGTTTCTCTTGATCTTTTTAATCCAGTAATCCTTGCCGCAATCTTAGCTTTGCGTTCTGGTGATGCTGGCGTTCCAGCACCAGTTTTTGTGCATTTAGTCCAAAGATTGTAAAGAGTGTCTATGTCGTGAGCATCCACGGCCGCTTGTTCGTAAAGTGCCAAAATTTCTGCATTTCTTTCGCAAACGATGAGAATTTCGAATGCGAGCGATTTAATACCATATTTGACAAAATCGGATTGCATCTCTCCATTCCAATGATCACCGCGCCTCAATAGATGGAGATGGGAGGCCCATCTTTTTGAGATGTTGACGCCCTGCCCTATATAAAACTTAGGCGGTAGATCGCTTCGATTTATCGCAATGCGATAGATACCGGCCCCCTTAGCTAGGGGGCCGTATCGTTCAAGAAAGAAAGCTTTTGTATCGCTCACTTCCACTGGGGATGGCAGGTTCACGTTCTCAGCCTCCGGCATCGACCTCTTTATGCGGCCAAGTTGTACGAGAACGAGAACTCGTAGTCATTTATGCCGGCGGTGCCGGGCGCCGTCGTCGGCGCAATGGTGCGAGCAACGGCGTCGACCGTGGCGGTTGATGCCACATCGTCAGTGACCGCACGCGCCCACAACACGTCGGCTGCAGTCGAGCTCGGCGTGAACGTCGTGATGATCTTGCTCGCTTTGACGATGGCAAAGTTTGAAACCGTGCCCTGCCCGGTCGAGATGCCGAAGTCATTCGATGGCCCGAGGCCAACCGTGTTGCCTGTACCAGAACCGTTCGCCGCGTAGGCCGAGACGGTTGCCGACGTCAAAGTGGCGTAGGCGTGCGCGCTCTTGAGGGTGGCGCTGGTATTCGCAATAAGGCTGACGTTCTCGGTAACAGCGTTACCGTCCTGGTCGATGCCAACCAATGCGAGATTGCCCGCAGTGATCGCGGTCGTGGTCGTGGTGCCGACGACAACCCTGATCTGAAGCTTACGAGCCTGCGGGGGCTGAGCCGCGATCGTCAGCGCAACATTGCTCGGCGTGACGGCATTGACGACGGTCGTGAGGTCGGCCGGCAGCGGAGCCAAGATAACTGCCTTCGCAACCACGGTCTGTCCGGCACCGGCAATGGCCTCGACCGCTGCTGTGAACCCGGCACCGCTGACCGCACCAGTCAAAACGCTGGCACCACTGGCGTTTAAGGTTGTGGCCGCCACCGGCGCTGGGGCTGCCACCATGATAGCCGCAATCGCCGCCGCGTTTAGAACGCGATCGCCGATGGCGGTGTCGAGAAGGTTGAAGTTCGGGTTCGCGCTCATGTTTTATTCTCCGATGATGATGTTCAGGCTTCCACTTCGTATGAAACTGAGGCTAACAGGTTTCCGGTGTCGATCAAAGGTTTCGCGCCGAACGTCGCCGGCTTCTCCGGATCGTACTTCATGCCGGGCGCGACGCCACGGGCGCGTAGAGTCGATGCCTTCAAGGACGGATCATTAGTCTCAATGATCGAGCGGCGAAGTTGTCCGGCAATCACTTCGCCGGTCTGTTGCAGCGTGCGGAGCGCATCATAGTTGTTGTCTTTCAAAAGATTACGAATGGCCGTTGGCCACTCGCCCTTCTTGGCTCTGATTGCATTAGAAAAGAAGGGACGAGGCGGTATTCCAACGGCGGGCGCCCCCCAGTTCTGAATCGCAGCAATCATGGCAACCGGCGTCCCGTCGGGGTAAGAACTTCCGGATAAAAATCCCACCTTCACGTCGCTCGCGTTGGTGACCTGCCGGGCGATGCCCTGCAATTTATCTCTGAGACGATCGCCGCCGCTGACTTCCACCATCACCAGTACCGCCGCGCGTAGGGATAGCCGATCGAGGGATAGGCACGGTTCGGAATGAAGGACGGGATCCCAGGGACGTATCGAGCGGTTCTGAATTGGGCCTTCGCCTGCCAAAAGGCACTTCCCCAAGGAGTCTGGATGAAAAACGCCTCCGAAGGCGATCCGCTACCGTCCCACGTCAGCGTCACATTGACGGAGCCTTCACTCGCGGCGCTGATGCGACCGACCGTCTGCGGAGCCGGTAGTGTTCCCGTCGAACTCGGAAGACCGTTGAGGTCGCGCAGCGCAAACAACCACGCGAGATGGCAGGTCAGAAGATTGAGCATCCGTGGTGCCTGCGGAAGCGCGCCGGTCCAACCGCAGTTAGCAAAATAGCTATCCGCCCAGCAGAAGTATTCCGTCGCTTCCGGCTGCAAGATATTCTTGAACGTCGGGTAGGCGGCGACCCAGGCCGAATAATTGAAGATTACAGTCGGGGTCGCCATTGGTCATCCTTACGCCGCGGTGCGCGGCTCAGTTGCGACCTGAGCAACCGACGTATTTGCGGGCCGCGGATTGCGCCGATCGCCGTCGGGGTTCAACGGGCCGATGCCACTGTCGAGCTTTGCGTGCTCGGCCGCGTCGGCCATCAAACTGTCGAGATCGGCCTGGACCTTGATGATCCCGCTGATGACCATGTCGGTGCTGGCGTTCTGCGTCATCCACTCTTCCATGAAGTCGGCCGGGATGTTCGGCGTCAGCGCGTAGCCGCCAGCCTCGTCCTCGATCATATCGGGACGCTTCGGAAAGCCCTTCGGGGGCTTGTTGACCGGATAGGCGGTGCCGCGGATGACGTAGGTCTTCCCGGTCGGCACGAAAATGGTTTCCTCAACCGAGCCGAACTGGCCCGTCACTCGGCCAGAACGTGGTTGGCAGAGCTGGAGCTGAAGATTCATCGGTAGCTTCGACGCCACCGTCACGTACTTCGCCTTGCTCGGTGTATGGACCGACGGGGCCGCCGGGGTGTCCGGCTTTTGCTTCGTCATCGGGATTCTCCTATTGATCTGGATCAGCTTCTTGGATGATGAGCCTGCCCTTCATGAGCGGGCTCTCTTTGTTGCCGTCTAGCCATCGGCGCCACAAGTCGGCGTCGACTTCATTTCGGCCGCGATGGAGGGCGATCTCGCCAACCTGCTTGGCCGTCTTGATACCGAAAACATCCGCGACCATCTCGTCGATCCGCAGGACGAGCGGATGGAGGGTGTCCATGTGAACGACGATCTTGTCCGCCATCAGCAGTTTCCTAAAATAAAGGCCGGCCGCCTGTTTAGCCGCCGGCCCTCGAACTTCTACGCGGGTAGAACCGCGGTATTAAACGCCAATCATTCCACTGACGGCGACCGGGCTGCGAAGAATCGTACCCCACGTTCCAGACGTCTGCTTTTGCTGCCAGGCCGACAATTCCGGCACGATTTTGTGCGAGCGGAGTTTCTCGTTGTAGGCGGCGTAGGCAACGGTCTGCCCTTGAATCTTATCGGCGATGAGCTGCAGGACGTTGCCGGCGGTCGAGTAGCCCTGCGGGTTCGTCGCCGACTGCGTGCCGTACTGCGGAGCCGTCTTCACCTTGACGTTCGGATAGCCCTTCTTCATCAGGTCGGCGACGGAAACGCCGAACGAGTTGGTGAAGGTCATCGCCACTTCGCTCTGCGGCGACATCGCCAGCGTCATCGGCGACTTGACGTTGAGCGCGCCGTTGCTCTGCGCGACCAGTTTGGTCACCAGCGCGATGACGTCGTTGTAGACCTCGTTCGCCGTGGCGTTCGGGGTGTTGCCGTTAAACCAACCGGTGCCGCCAGCGGCCTTCGTCGCCGGGGTCAGGAACGCCGAGAGGTACGGGTTGTTGATAATCCCATAGTTCTGCAGGTCCAGCACGCCAAAGGCGTAGGTCAGGTTCTGATAGGTGTTGAGCAGCAGCGCGGATGCGAGGCCGAGCTCGGCGATCAGGCTGATCTTCGCGAGGCCAACGCGGTCGATCTCGCGCTCGCCGTACTTCACGATGGTCTGGAACAGATAGGACTGGAACGCCGGGTAGTTGAAGTTCACGCCGGCGCGGCCGTTGTTGTTGAAGTCCCCGTAGCTCGAAACCTCGCCGGTGCTTTCCACGATCGGGAACAGGCGGGTGTCTTCGACCCAGTTGCCGGCCTGACGCTCACCGAGGATGTCGCCAAACTCGAGAGGTGAGAAGATGACCTTGATAATCTCGGGATCGATCGTCGTAGTGAGGATCGTCGGCAACGCCGAGTTCGGATCGGTCGAGAGCGGCCCCGGAAGGGCATCCATCGCAATCCGGTCGTCGCGCTTCTCGTCGTCGGTCAGATACCGCTGAACGCCGGGAAGGTAGATGCCGAGCTTCTCCAAGCGAGATTTATCGGCCACCCATTGAGACCGCGCCTCATGTACGTTCATCGAAATCTCTCCTCGATTTTCAGTGTTGCGCTGTCCCGCCGATTAACCAGTTGGCTGTGAAGACATCTTGATGAGTTCGCCGGTGAGGCCAGAGCTCATGGCGGTCCACTTCGTCTGGACCAATGAACTGCCGACGATGGTCGTGCTGGACACGGCGGTGTTCGGATTGGTCACCATCGTGCCGCTCGTTGCGCCACCAGTGATGGTGTCGGTGATCACCGTGCCGGCAACAACTGCGGTGCCGGTAAGCGTCATACCGATGGCAAACGGGCCACCAGTGACGGTGCCGAACGTGATGACGCCGTACACGCCGCCGATCGTGGTGCCGGCCGCGACGGCCTGCTCACCCTCGGACAACAGATAGGTGCCAGCACCATGGGCGCTGCCGGTGAGCTGCTTGACCACGGAGCCCGCAGCATTGGAGTTCAGGATGGCGCCGTTGTAGACGGAACCCGCCGAAACCGATGCAACGGAAAGAATGTTGCCTGATACGCCGCCCACAAGAGTAAGCGTCGTGGATACGATGGCCGAAGTTGCCCCGGACGCTCCGCCTGGGACCGATCCAGCCGCGGCGAACGAAACAGCGCCGGTGGCTAGGTTGGCGAACGCATTCTGCCCGATCTCCGCCTGCGCTGCGCCTGCGTTGACGACCCAGAAGTCGCCGCCGGTAAACACCGTGACCGGAAGGCCAGACAGGATCGTCATGCCCGCGTCCGAGAGGAACGTCGAGTTGAGACCCTGCTGAGCGCGTTGGACAAAGCCGGCAACCGGTCCGGCGCCGGAGCTGAGCGCAACCATCGGCGCGCTGTTCGGATCAAGCGGCGCGTAAACCCACGCGAAGTTGCCGATGGTGACGCCGGCAGCACCAGCGACTAGACCGCCAGGGCCTGCGTCGTAGGTGAAGTAGGGATTCGTAGATGCAAAATCCCCCGCAACCCCTTGTGCTGGTTGATTAAAAACTTGCGTTTGGAACGGACCGCTCATCTTGGTATCTCCTTATGCAGCCATCGTCGACCGTTGATAGCGAACCGAATTTTGTGTGGCCCACATTGGTGAAACTTTTACCTTCGCGCGCGCGTCTTGCCTCATCCGCGCAAACTTAATCACGAGAATTGTCTCTGGTGAATGCTTGTGGCCGGTATGGCCGCGATTATTTTGCCGCTGCTTTGCTCGGCCTTCTTCGGTCGCCCACCAACCTGATTTGTTCTTGATTCCACGTCGTGCAGCTGCTGCCGCTGCAATATGGGAATCTGCCTTTGGCTTACCCTTCAGCGCGGCACTGATAGCCGCACACCATTCTGGTGAAAGTTTCCGCCCTCTGCGTTTTGCACCATGTGCTTCGCGTTGCTCTGGTGTGTAACGATAACCACTCGCTCCATCACCGCCGTCTGTAAGATTAACAAGTGGCCCGCCATTAGCTTCGCGACCGACAAGATGGATCAGGTCTAGCTCGATCTGCATCGCTTCGGCATCCGTCAATCCTTCGACTAACTTGATGCAAGGCAGATCAAGGCCGATCGCCTTCGCCTGCGCGCGAATGTTCAAAAAGTGCTTATTCCGCCCATACTTCCCGCGATGCCGCCAACGCTCACCCTTTCCCTTCCCGACATAGCACGGCGTGCCGTCGAGACGGAAATAAGCGTAAACGTAGAAGGCTTCTTTGGTCATCTGTTCTGTTCTAGTCGATTCTGCTGGCCGTCAGGCGGCTGATCTGATGCGTTCCGATCCTGGGAAGCGATCCACGAAACTCTTCGAGCTTGCCGCATCCATCGCGATGTGGGCGCCTTCGACCGGCCGCGCGCCGGCCTTCTGTTGAACCGCAAGCACCGCATCGAGCGCATCGGCGTGCAGCGTCTTGGCGTTCTCAACGCCGAGCATGGTCAGCGCATGGCGCTTGACGTCAGCCCCGCTGTCGAAAGCCATCGTCTCGGGCAGTTCGCCAACGTAGGGACGAACTTGGGCGATGGCGGTCCGGATGCCGCGCTCGGCCTCGCGAGCCGACTTGACGGCGAGGACGATTGCCGCGTCCATCGCGGGCTTCTTGACCATGTCCTTCATCTCGGCGTCCTTCGCTTTGATTTCTTCGGCGGCGTCATTGGCCTTCTTGTCGGCCGCAGCCTTGATCTCTTCGTCCTTGGCCGCCTTCGCCTTTTTCTCTTCCTCGGTCTCCTCGGCGTCCATTGCCGACTTCGGCATCATGTCCATCGCCTTCGCGATGTCCGCGTCGTTGACGCCCTTTTCCTTCAAGAACGCCTTGAACGGTTCCGCGTCGTAAGCCTTGTCCTTGTCGTCTTCCTCGGCGTCGCCGGCGGACGCGGCCTTCTCCATCGCCTTCTTCTCCGGCTCGGAGGCGGCCTCATCGGCGCCTTCATCGGCCTTCGCGCGCTCGAGATGATCGAGCATCTCGGTGACATGCGAAATATCGGCGTCCTTCGCCAGCTTGCCCTTGAGCGCGCTGTCGAGTGCGTTGGCGGCAAATCGGGTCGGCTTGCTCATGAGATTCTCCGGGGTGGCCTTAATCAAGGATTCGTCTAACCCGAGTGCCTTGAGTGCATCGCCGGGCGTTTTGAATTTTTCACGAAGCGCGGCACCCAAGTTGGTCAAGGATTCGTCCCTCTCCACTTGGGCTAACAGACGGATTTTTTATAATCAAGGGCTTGGGCGTGCAGACGCCTTTGGCCACTATGGGTGGGATAGACCAAGGAGCGCCACCTCTAGGGTGCCCCATTGAATTTCTTCGGCGCTGTCACCAATCAAGATTCCTGGCTGACGACCGGCCGATACGATGGCCAAATGGTTAAACTCTATGGCGGTCATCTTGCCGTCAAAGTTTTCTCCGTCCGGGGTAGTTCCGGCCTCCATCACAGGCACATAAAAATAGCCCGGACTCAATTCTCGTTTTTTGCCTGATTTGATTTCTTCAATATCATCGGCTGACCAAATCGTCAGGCCATTTTGAATAAACGGATCAACAAATTTTGCTGTCGTTCCGACTGCGCCGACCACATCCCACGGCATGTGATCCTCGGAATTGACCGGGGTATGCTTCCGCAAAATCTGTATACCATTGATTGTTGGAGTTGCCGTTTTGAGAACGTCCGGCGGCCGATACATTTGATAAACGCGGCCTGGATCAAGATTCAAGTTTTCCCAGCCTGGTATTTCAGACCCCTTGTACGGCGATACACAAGCCTTGCAAATGTTTGCTGTGGCGATGTGGAGGCGCCCCTCCTTATCGAACTCGCGCACCGAATCTCGGTCCAGTGCGAGCAATGGGCGCACGAGCGCCGCATCAGAGGCGGCGAGTTCTTGCTCGTTAGCCTCATCCTCTTCGTCTTGCAGCGCCTTAATCATTTGCTCCAATAGCGACTTGTAATCTTCATCCTTCGCTCCTTCGCCAGCCGCATGATAAGCAGCGGCAATACTTTGGGCTCTCGGATGACCGGCCTTGATCATTTCCGAAATGTTATGTCCGATGTTTTCTTTGCCCTGAAGTAGCGGCATCGCTGCACCTCGCCATCAATCCGATAGAACACGAAACGTGATTTTCGGCAAGGTCACTGGCTTCGCGCCGCCCTTCTGCTTCCGCTCGCCGGCGACCGTGCGGGTGTTCGAGGCCATCGCCGTCGCCCTGCGGATCATCGCACGCTTGCGGTCTTCCTTGTTCGCGTACCGCTTCATCCCAAGCTCGACGCGCATTAGGCCGTGCCCTCTGGCATAATCGCGTGCAACACGAACGCCGCGGCGCGCAGCCTTAGCTTGATCTCGTCGATCCGATCGGCCGATACTTCCCCGTCCTTGATAAGCTCCAACTCTTCATCGCTGGTTCCAACTCGTGAAGCGACCGCCCATATCGACGCGCCGCCTTCGAGGTCGAGCTGGCAATTCATCGGGACGCCATCCAGATCGATGTGGCGTATTTTCCTTCTGGAATATCCGGCAGGTCCACGGTTTGACCTTTGAGGGCGTGCGTGCAGTCGCCGCAATATATGATCTTTCCGTCCGTGATGAAGTAGTGGCAGACGCCGCTGTGATCGTGGCCCGGCTCCGGCTTGTAGTTCGGATCGGCAAACGTTCCCCATCGACCGTTGATGCTCGGTGTAAACGTAGGTCTTTCAAGATTACCGTTGAATCCCCACTTCGCGCCGCTTCCGTTCGGTTGCTCGGTGTCAATCTCGTGGCCAGACTTGCACCCCGGACACCAATGGCCGTAGCCGCCGCGTGGCCAATAATGCGTGTCGAGTTTGACGAGCTTCATGTAAAGCCCTTAATCACTGCCGCGCTCACGCACCTGCACCCCGGGAGCTGACCTGGAAGTATCCACTCACCACGAAATCCGCCGCCGCGGACGCGATAAGCCTCAGGATCGTACCATCCGACAGCAGGATTATATTCCTTTCCACTCTCGGCGACGTGGGTGCGACGAGGCTCTTTGCCCCCGTGAGAATGTAGCCATTTGCATTTTGTGATCCCCACCTCGTTTTGCCGCGCCGCAGTCATGCTCGAAGTTGCGAGGTTGTTCTGAGATCGCGCGATAATGGCCGCCCGCCGCCGCGTGACGCCATAATGCTCCTCTAATTCTTTTGCCAGCGAGCCGAGATCGCGGCCGGTCTGGACCGACCGCATTACCGCGCCTTGAACTTGCGTGAGATAGGCTTCGGGAATCGATTTGATGAGCTGCACATTTTGCTCGATCGTGGCCCGCAGAATATCGCGCATCGCCGGGCTCATTTGAAACTCGACGCTAATCCCGGAACGCCGAAGAATGGCGCGGAGCGCGTCGTCCGATCGCCGCGACGCCTTGGTGGCAAACCACTTGGCTAGGTCAATTGATCCTTCCTTGAATCGCCGGCGCCATTGCTTGGTGAGTTCGTCGATCGCCTTTTGAAGCTCGGCGGCCGGCACCTCGTCTTGGGCGATGGCTGGCTCGTTGGCGCGATAGGCAGCCTTAAGCCAGTAATCAAAACTGCGGTGCATATCGTCGACAAGGGCGCGGAGCCTGCGCCGATATGCTGCCTCCAATCCGACGTTTGGATGAACGGCCGGGAGTATCTTCTCACCTTTGCGACGAATGCTCATTCTCTTTTTTTCGCGTATCGCGCGAAAATCTTCATCACTTCTTCAGGATATTCTATTCCAGCCTGCATTCCAGCGTGAACTTCAGAAACAAACTCCTTTGGATTCATTGCAGCATATCTTGATACTAATTTTCTCGCCACATCTTGTTCGTCAATTACGCTCATGAAGTTATCTGGAGCATCATACAGCGCATGGCCAGATTCATGATGAATGACGTGTTCTGGACTGTTGGATGAAAGAAACCCGCTCTCTTTCTGTAATTTCATTTTCTCAACTGGATCGGACCAAAACTTATGAGCGGCATTGATGCTGATCGCTCCGTGCGAATAATAAGCAGCTCCAGATGCTTTAGGATTAGAATAAGCCTCTGTTTTATGTCCCAAACTGGCCGCTAATTTTCTAGCCTCCTCGGCATTTGCTTTCTTATTCTTCCCCCATATTGGCTTGTAAATTTCGCCGCCCGCACCGCCCGCGCCGCCTCCAATGCCAAATTTTCCATCTTCTTCGCGTGGATGGTCTGATTCGTTAAATTCAGCATCACATGAGAGAATCTCTTCATCTTCAGTATCGACGAAAGGGAACGGGGCCGCGTCCTGGCCGCCGCCCTCCTTTGGTTTAGTGCCGCCTGCGGCCGGTTCAGCTAGAGGATCGGGCCTTCCTCCAGCAGGTTCGAGGCCGCCTATCTCTTCCTCTTCCCTGAGGTCAGGCACGTCCTCAACATCAAGATCAGCATACGGCAATTCCGGATCATTCGCGATCTTCTTGCGAACCTCTTCAGGCCACAACACGCCAGTGTCGATATAGATCTGATCGCGCTCGGCTTCGGCCTTCTGCTGCTCGCCGCGTTCCTTCTCTGTCATCACGCGCAGCGGCTCGAACACGATGCCGATCTGTGGGTCGATCTCACCCCATAGCGACAGTTGCTCGAAGTTTACTACGCGAGTCAACTCAGGCCGAAAAAGCCTGTTCTGATAAGCACTTATGGTGTCATCATAGCAAGAAATTTCTCCCTCCGACGAGGCATTTAATCCTGACGGAGTCATGCCAGTGAACTTCACCAGGGGAATGCGCGCGATAGAATTATGCACCAAAATTCCGTTTGCATAGAACTCCGGTAAAAACCCATCATCAACTTCGATGTTGTAAACCGGCTGACGCGGCACGCTTATTTTGGAGACCATCGTGACGGGCACGGCGTTTGCAGTCGCCAGAACAGAATTGGACATCAATTCGCGTGGCGGTAAACTTTGTTCCACATTGTAAGCATTGTTTGTCGAGCGATCCACGGATGCGTCTGTAACGGGCGCACTGCATACACGCGCTAGAGCAGAATCGTGTATCGACGCGCTTGGCTGTGAATGACTTTCCGCATTGCTCGCATGACCGAGCGTAGGAAGCTGGCCCCCACCCACATCGAAGTTTGTAAGCCTTGGTTCTGCAAGCCTGCGAACAATAGATGGATCGTTCAACAATCGCGCATTTGAATTTAGTTCCGCAAATCTTGCAATGCTTGACGTGCTTTCGTTCGTAGACGCGGATGTGACGAGCCTTGTGTTCGATACGAGTGAGTAATTCAAGATTCTCCCAGCCGTTGCTTGTGCCGTCGTCATCTCCGTGATGGATTTCGTAACCCTCAGGGATAGGGCCGCGATGCGTTTCCCACATGACGCAATGAAGCAGACCACCAGCTTTTTGATTTCGGTAATAACCCTCTTTTGTCTGCCACCACCATCGGCCACGCCAAGCGACGGACTGTCCGTATTTACCTGGAAAGGTGTTTTGAGCGCGAGCAGGCGGTGGGAAGTCGAGACATTCTTTGCATCGACAAAAACTTGATTTGATTCCGACCATATCGGATGGCTTTCGGTAGTTGCTATTACGGAATCCCCTGCTTCGATCTTAACCAAAGTGTCAGAATGTCCCGTAACTCCTACCCATCTTATAGGAGCAAAACCGTTGCGCGTCAAAACACTATCTTTCAGAGTAACCTTTTCGATTGGAACCTGCCCGCGATCAGTCTCGATAAGAATCCCGGCGGGCAAACAAGCAATGTGTTCTTGAGCCTGTGCTTGCAGCTCGTGCAGTCCGGCCAGCGATGCCGAGACGTTCTTGAAATCTTCGCTCGCCTTGTTGACGACGAAGGTCCCGTCATTATCGCGCAGCGCATTGAACATCGCCACGCGCGCCATCAATGCTTCGGCGTTATTCCCCTGCATGATCGTCTGCAGGTCAGTCATCAGCACCATCACGGAGAACGAGTGAATCAGATCGGCAACGCTCTTCTTGGTGTTGAGCCAAATATCAACGTACGGCATTGCCATCTGCGACATTGAGAGGCCGCCGAAAGCATAGGCCGGTTTCATTATATCGGGGACTGGCCGACCGACGAATGTCAGCAAGCGGGACCGATCAATCTCACGGCCCATGACGTACCAGACGGCAGGGTCATACCAATTCGGCGCCAGCGGGTTCGTCGCGTTGTAACTCGTCGGATAGCACCAGATCGGCTCGATGACTTTGAGTTCGTTGAATGAGCCCTTCTTGATCTTGCCCTTGCTCATCTTGTCGCGACCGTTGCCGATTGGAGATTTCAACTCGGCTGGGTCGCCGTTAATGTCGGTGCCGAAATTGAGGTAGAGATGGCTGCGGCCGAAGAAGCCGTCATTGCGCGAGATCTGATAGAACCGGTCTCGCACATCGAGCCGCTCCTGGTCGTCCTTGAGCGCCTTTACCTTGTCGGCTTTGCCAGCGGCTTTGACGCGCTTCTGGCGCTCGTCAGGGTCGGCCTGCCGCTCGGCCTCACCATCCGGATCGTTATCGGCGCGGCGTTTTTGGTCGTCCTGCTCGGTCTCGTCGCCGGTGATCTCGAAGTCGATCCATTTGCGGGTCGAGTCGTCCGCGATGGTCTCCGAGATGATGCGATATTCAGGGCGCTGGGCGAGCTCGGAGAGATACGGATAACCGAGGAACAACAGCCCTTGCGATTGAAGTCCGGCGAACGAGGCGGCAGCCCACTCGCCGCTCGCCCAGTTCATCGAGTCGTCCATCGCCATCTGTAGATTTTTTGGAGGCGTGGCCTGGGGCGGGAACGCCGGCAACTTGAATGGGTCGAAGGTGGTGTCCTGCTTGCGCGCCTGAGCGGCGTTGCGGCTGGCCTCGGCTACCTGCCGCATGACCATCGCCGAGAGGGTCAGCGCACGCGATTGATCTTTCGGCTCGGCAGCAATCTTGGTCTTTGCGCCCTTCTCCTTGTCGGTCATCTTGCGACGCCCGGCACCCGGTCGCGCACCGCCCCACTGTCCCGTCATCGTGATGTTTCCTTAACTTCGGTCTTGGCCGCCGCTGCCCGCACCCTGTCTCGTTCCGCCGTGTAGCATCGCTGACAAAGCACGTGATCACCATCCTTCGGGAGCGCGTACCGGCTGCGCCCGAGCCCCTTGCGTATGATGATGCGGCGACCGCAGTCGCAGTAGCGTCTCGCCGACATCTTGAAATCCTTGATTCCTTTCAAGGTAATTCAAAATAGGGTTCAACGCAAATTCTA